CTACTTGATACGTGTTGCATTCTTGAGTTTATCGTGGATGGCACCGATAAATCCCGGGATTTTAGTTGTGAATTCATCCCACTTTGCCGAACCTATCGACAAGAAGTACTGATGCCCTCGTGCGTCGATATGGCCGTCGGCAACCCATCGCCCGATGAGCCATAGTTCTGTATCGGAAATTTCCCGACGAACCTCTGCGGGGAGCTTCTGATTGACGTATTTGCCTCTCAGTCCCTTGGCTTCAACCCAGCGAGGCTCGCTTACGAGTTGTTTCCTCCAATTCATTTCGCGATCCCGAGCGTAGATTTTGTGCGTCGGGGTGCAAATGAGGTTCGGTACGCCGATAGCGTGAATTTGAACAACCTCGGCGTTTTTCTGAGTGAGCGCTTTTGCGATTATCTTACGCCAACGGCCTTTGTGAGTAAGTGTCTCGTCGCCCACCTCAACTTCTTCGATAGGAATATATCCACGCTTGGTGAGAATCAGCGAACCCTTGGCGAGGCAGATGTGCTTTTCGTCGCCTTGCGCAGTGCCCTCTTTGCCGTTGAGTACGTCGGTACGCTTTATATCCATCCAGACGGGAGACGCCCATTTTTGCCAAACGTCAAGGGGAAAATTGGACTTGTTGAGATTGACGATTGGCTCCCAGTCCTCCTCGTTGCCATCCCACTTTTTGAAAATTGTGAGATACTCAGCCATCCCGATGCCGGTTTTGGAACTGTCTGTGGTGACCTGCTTGTACAGCAGCCGTTGCGTCTTGGTGCGTTGCATTTCGAGCACTGGGTCAGTCCAAATCGTAACCTTGGAGTGCAGTTTAAAGCCCGATTCGAGTACATGGCGAGTGTGCTCGCCGGTGAAATCGTACATCCCAGTGTATCCTGACGAGTTTTTGTACACGCCGAGGTCTTTTGTGTGACAACACATCAGGCGTCCGGGCTTCAGGATGCGGTAGAGTTCTTTGAGGAGAAATGCGTATTGTTTGAAAAAAATCCTCGTGGCTCTCGTTGTTGCCCATGTCGTGTATGTAGTTGGAGTAGGTGAACAGCGAGCTGAAAGGAGGAGAGAAGATTATCAGGTCAACGGAATTGTCCGGGATTCGCTTAATCTCAATTGTGGTGTCGCCCTTCATCAGAAGCACCTTGTCATCGCGGTACTCATCGTAAGTGTAATCTTCGAGTAACCCATAGTGGTGCTCGTTGATGTTGCGGTTGATTTCGCGCTGCATCTCGTCAAACTTGCGCTGCTTATCTTCGATTATCGCTCTTGCGTTTTGCATTGTGTCAGTAATGATTAAGTGGATATTAACCTCGCCATCACGGCCGAAGCGGTAGGATCGGCGAACCTGCTGATAAAAATCCTCAAACGAAAAATCGGGAGCGACAAATATCTGAGTGCCGCACTTTTGGAAATTCATTCCGTAGCCGCAAATCTTGGCTTTTGAGATGAGGATACGAATTTTGCCGTCGGCAAAGTCGAGCAGCCGACGCTCTTTATCGGCATCTTTGTCGCTCCCCTTGACCTCAATCGCCTCAGGCAGCAACTTGCGCAATATCTCGCCCTCCTCGTTTTGCTTTGTCCAGATCAACACTTGCCCCTCGGTTTCACGGGCGAGCTTGGCGGCGAGTTCCAGTCGCTCATTCTTCGTCTTGCGCAGCTCTGCATTAAAGTTGGTGGCATTGACGATGCCCTGCGAAAATAGCAACCCAGGTTCAGGTGTTGTTTCGATTTGATGTTCTATGTAATTAAGCTTCGGGAGGATAAATTCCTTGCCGGTCTCAACAAATCCGATGTCGGCGGGGTTTTCAAACACAATCGCCCACGACGCTATCCAGCCGTAAAAGTCGGCTTTGGCGTGTCCCTTAAGTCGATAGTTGTTCATCCCCTCTTCGCGTACGAACCACTTGGAGCGCATATCGGCTGCGTCGAGCACGTCGAGAAACTCGGAGTGGTTGCCTATCTCGTTGAGGTCGTTAGGCGATGGCGTGGCCGAACAGCAGAGCTTGTAGCGAGTATGCTTAAATACGTCGGTAATCAATCTGCGATAGTGGCCGGTATAGTTTTTGAGGATAGAGCTTTCATCCAGTACCACCCCGATGAATTTATCTACATCTATGTTTTCAAGCTGCTCGTAGTTGGTTATTATCAACATGTCGCCGTCGGTCATATCGGTGTAGCGCACTACGCGATAACCAAATTTGGCACCCTCGGCGATTGTCTGCCTGCTCACAGAGAGAGGCGCGAGTATCAGTACTGGGCGGTTCTCACGTTCGGCAACGTGTTTTGCCCATTCGAGTTGCATTAGGGTTTTGCCCTGTCCGCATCCTGCGAAAATGCCTCCCTTCCCGAGTTTCAGCATACGGCGAACGCAGTACTTTTGAAAATCGAAAAGGAATGGTGACAATTCAGCTTCATCCACATCAAACCCGCTACGCTCTACTGAAACCTTTTTACTCTCTAAAAACTCTTGATAATCCATAGTAAAATAAGTGGCACCACTCTGGAAATGAGCGGTGCCGCATTTTTGGGTTAATTATGCAATTTAATAGATTAACTCAGTTCCCGGAGGGCTCAAGTTGCTCGCAGATAGCCACTCTATATCCGGCTTTTATCAGCGTGGGCACATGAGCGTCAAGGTCCGATTTTGGGAATTTCACGAAATCAGTGTTACCCTTGCTTTGCAATTTGAGACCGAGAGTAATTGCAGCTATGCTGGCATCTTGTTCAATACACCCATATTCATCTCCGAGCCGGAAGATGATAATTGCATCTGAGTGCTGTTTCTTCATGGCCTCGTACTGCTCTTTGATTTGCGCGATTTTAGGAGTGGTGTCGGCTGGTTTTTCGGGCAGTTTGTTGCCCTCAAGGTCGTAGCCAAGTTTTTTAAGTTGGTTGGCAATCTTATTGATAGCTTTCTCTCTCTTTTCCTTGGCTTTAGCTATGGCCTCATGGTACTCGATAGGACACCATAGCTCGCCGATTCGTTCAACGTAAGGCTCGGCAATGTGTGTCGCCTCATTGAGTGTGATTATTTGAGTACCAGTGTCCAATGCCTTTTTTACCCACGCCCGTAGAATGAATGGTGCTTTATCAAGGTTGGAGGCGACATATTCGCTAATTTTTTCATCGCTCGGATATTCACCAAGTCCTAAGGCCAAGCACAGCTCCCGGTTGTTTTTTACCATAAGAGAGTAGGCAACTATGAACTCAGCATTGTCAAGGCTGGTGCGATCTTTGAACTCTCCATGCCCAACAATGGCTTTTCTGGCTGCGACAACTTTGTATGACCTCTCCGAGGCAATAGTCCGTGATTCTCGGAGCAGTTCATTTACTTTCATCGGTCGGCCACTTTCATCACTATTGGTTGAGGTGTCACCTTTTTTGACGTAGTAGAACGATTCTGTCAGCGTTGGCATATCATAGCCATCGAGGTCAAGAACCCGATAGAGTTCTCCGGAGGCAAGCATATTGACAGTGCGCTCATCATCGGCTTTATACCAGCACTTGCGGTCAAAGGCTCTTGACGGATTGACAGTCTCATAGCCTCGGTGTTCTATTTCAGCAACAAATGCTTGTTTTACGGCCTTTGCCGCGTCGGAGCAGTATGAGGCTGAGACCGGCTCGGCTCCTATCACAACCTTACCGAATGTAAGAGGGGAGCCTTTGGGTACGAGGTCGGCGGCATAGGCATCAACGGTCTTGAGCATATAAGCCAACAGTTTTGACTGGAATTTGGTGCGATTGGTACAACGGCCAGCGTCCTGACTTTTCATTTCCCAGAACAGACAGCCATGATTGGCGGTGTTGAGTTGACATTCGGAGCATTTGCAGTCACAGCCTCCCTCAAATTCTTCATCTGATTGGTCATCGCTCTGATACCAGGGTGACTTGGAGAGGTTCATAAACAAGCCATTGACAAAACTCTCGGCCGTAGTCTTTGTCAACCCTTGATAGTTGTTGCTGTACTGCGAGTGATATTTTTTCTGGCCCTCTTCTTCAAGTTTGCAGATGATCATCGCAGCTGCAATGCTCATTTTATCTTCTTGGACAGCAAGCATCAGTTCCGGGATTAGGGAATTGAGTTTGCAACGGTCTTGAACGAAGCGGATGCTCTTACCGAATTTGAGGGCCACTTCCTCGGCCGTCTTGCCGTTTTTGATGAGTTGACCGAAAGCGAAAGCCTCTTCCATCGGGTCAACATCCTGGCGTTGGAGGTTTTCGGTAATCATGGCCTCAAATGCCTCCTCATCTGTCATCTCCCGGATCATCGCCGGAATGGACTGGAAACGGTCATATTTTTTGCGATGGGCAGCCACACGCTCAACGTTGAGCTTGTCTTCTTTGGCTTTGAGTTGGCAAAAGGCGCGGTAACGACGCTCTCCGCACACAATCTCATAACCATCTGTGACTTCTTCGCCAAGAGCAATCTGACATACCCTCGGTCTTACTGTGATGGGCTGAATAAGCCCTTGCTTTTCGATGTTGGCGGCAAGTTCCTGAACAGCCTCTTCATCGAAGGTCTTTCTTGGGTTCATCGGCGATGGTTTCACCGAGTCCAATGGGATTTTTTGAAAGTCCATAATTGATTTTATTGGTTTGACTTTTAGTTTATTACTCTTAAATTTCGTGATTTTTGGCGAGAGTTGCAAACGGATTAGTCACCATTTTATCGCCATTTTACCACGAGTATGACACCCCGTTAAACTGCCAGTTGACGGCCATGTAGGATACATACCCGCGTCGTGCGGTTTCATCAAGCGTTTCGCGGTCGGCCTCCTTAAGCGTTGCGGGCGACCAGCCATTAATGGTTGTATAGGCCGGAACGTTGAACCGCTCGCGTATGCGCCGAATCGTATTCTCGTTGCGGGTGTGCCAACGGATGATAATCTTAGTTTCAGTTGCTATATCCATGGTCACTCCTTTCGTATCCTAAGTTAAAAAGCCACCAAATATCCTTAAAATCCTCAAGCGTAAAATCGGCCGAGCGGAAATTGTGCGAGTAGAACTCTGCCATGCGGATGTATGCTCGGTATTGTCGTAGCCATCTGATGTAGCTTGGGTCGGTCTTTTTGCTCCGCTCCTTCGCGGCCTTGTATATGCGTTTGAGGATTGTTTTTCGTTCGTCACAGAAATCCTTTAGAGCGCAGGTTATCACCATCGGGTCGACCGCCCCATAAAACTTGCCATATACCCCAGCCTTGAATTGGCGGAAGAAATACATCAGCTCGGTAACCTTGAGATATCCGTACTCCTCAGCGATTATGTCGATGAGGCCCTGAATCTGGTAGTCGTTCAGTTTATCCTTACACCCGGAAAATACGGCAAGTTCCGTCAGTTGAACGTCGAGCCAGGAGTCGCGGGCTGATTTACCGAAAGCTTTTGCGACAATTGAAAGGGATGGAGCGTTGCCGGTGAATGCACGCGCAATATCACGCGTATATGCAACCTGCTTCGACGGATTGAACACGGCGAGGAAATTATCTTCGTTACGGTACGCCTGAATTGCCATCTGGACCGGAGCGGGAACAACCATTGCGGCGGGCGATGATGCGTCTTGCGAGCTTAGCCTGCTCGTCGGCAAGTGTGTCCTCGGAAGTATTTCGCCGATATGATGTGGTTTGCTCATTTTGTTTGGATTGCTTTTGTTCTTTCTCTCTGCGGATAATCCATGCGATGGCAAGACTCTCCCAGTTTGCGACTTTGCGACCGTTGCCCTTTACCCAACCTTGACTGTCGTAATAGCTATAAAAGGACATTACCTCGGTTTCCCAGTCAGCGATTCTTGCGGGGGCGTTTTGGGCGATGAAATAGTCGCGCACCTGCTCGGGAGTAGGCGGCGAAAAACCGACGAGTTCGGCGGCTTTTACGCCCTTCTTCTCCGTTCGCTTCATCTCGGCTTTGGTAAATAAACTTTCTCCCTCTTTCGGTTTCCCACGCGCACGCGCATGCACTCGCGCACGCGCGCTATCCGCGTTAGCGGATATATTAGTTATATTATTATCTATATATATGGTGTCCCCCGAATTTGTGTCCAAATTTGTGTTCGCTGAGCAAACACAAATCGGATTTGTGTCCAAATTTGTGTTCGCTGAGCGAACACAATCTGCATTTGTGTCCAAATTTGTGTCCTCTGAGCGAACACAATCTGCATTTGTGTCCAAATTTGTGTCCTCTGAGCGAACACAAATCTTTTCCGCCATCGCCTCATTTGTGACTTTTGCGCCGCAAATTAGGTAGGCAGATTTGCCGCTCCCGACGCCCTTGCCGAATGCTATCAGGCCACGTTGTTTTAGCTTATCTCTCGTAGCCGAAATAGTGGAGCGAGAGATTCCAAACGCTCGCTCAAAATCCCGAGTACTAAATTCAAACGGATTGAGACAACCCCTAATATAGCACTGATGTAGCAGGTAAATGTACATTGCCGCCTCATTACTTGAGCATGGATTGAGCAACGTGGAATCCCAAAAGGATTTAAGCAAGCTGGTGTAGTCCATTAGTAAGTAGGATAGAGATTGAGAGCCTTTTTGACGTATGGCTCGGAGTCGATTTGGAGATAGTTGCAGACGGCATTTATAAACTCCATCAACCCGTGGCAGACAACGTAAGTACTGCCATGCTCTTCAACAAGTGCCTGCCACGATTTTTGCGCCGCTTTCTGCGTTCCGGCGCTCGCGCCCTTGCGTTTGGGGATTTTCATCTCGATGCAAAGGCTTGATTTGCCGCCTTTGGGGAATAGGAGTATGAGGTCGGCAACGCCTTTAACCTGCCCCTCATACACCATCTTCGCTCCGGCACGCGCTCCGCGCCATCCGCCGTTTGGTACGGCAAAGAGCAGGTTCCCCACGCGGGGGAACGTCTGCCTGAACCACGATACGCAGGTGTGTTGTATCTGCGATTCAGAGCAGGTCTGCTCTATAAGTAGTATCTCTTTTTCGGTCATAGCTATCAGTTTTTGTAGATTATATTCTCCTGCTGAAGAGATTCATTACATTGGTGACGATATCCTCGTCTATCTGAGTAGTAGTTCCGGTAACCTCGTTGGCGATGTCTTTTTTCGTCTGAATGACCTTGTACATATACTCGTCAATAGTCTTATCTCCGAGGAAATAATAGCAGTTGACGGCGTTCTTCTGGCCGTTTCTGTGGGCGCGATCTTCAGCTTGCTCGCAGTCTGAGTACGTCCATGGGAACTCGATAAACCCTACCCTACTTGCGGCAGTGAGCGTCAGGCCGGTCCCGCCCGATTTGTAGTTGAGTATAATCAATTTGCATTCGGGGTCGTTCTGGAAGCGGTCGACTGCGTCCTGCTTCTGGGCGGTGTTGTCCGAACCGGTGACGGTAACGGCATCCGGGAATTCATCTTTCAGCGCTTGCACTACCTCCTTAAGATATGCAAACATAATAAGCTTCTCCCCACCGTCGACAACGTCGTGGATAAAGTCGGCAACGGCCTTGACCTTACCTCGGGCGGCAATCTCCTTGAGAATCCCCATCCGAACCATTACTTCGCCACGCATAGCCCTGGCGAGGCGGTCTTCATCTGCGTTTTTGTATTGGCGAAGATATGTGAGGAAATTGTTTTCGGCATCCTCATACTCTTTACGATTGGTAATGTCGCAGGTGATATATTGCCTCATCTTGTCGGGCAACTGAGTTAATACCTTGGCTTTCTCCCGCCGGAAAAAGCAATTGCACCATAGCCTATAATTAAGCTCCTTTAGGTTGGAGGATTGCTTCGGTCCATCACAGAACCTCTCGACGAAGTTATTGTAGCCGCCGAAATCATCGAGCCGTCCGAGGATTTTCAACTGCTGGATAAGGTCTGTGTTGTTGTTGACTACCGGAGTTCCGGTCAGCGCAAATATCCACCTTTTGCCACGACAAATCCCCTCAACGAATTTCGATTGCTGGGTTTTGGAGGATTTACACTTGTGGCTCTCGTCTATGATGACCGAGTTAAAAATCTTCACTCGCTCGTCGAAATCTATGGATTTCAGTGTGAAACGCGTGTGGTTCTTGACCCTGACTACGAAAAATTTTTTAAGACTTTCATAGTTAGTGATAAAAACCGGACACAACGCCTCGCCGTCCGAATGCTTGATTTCCCACATGCGCTCCCAGCAGCTCCTATTGCTATCGTCGAGGATGCACGCCTCAATTCCGGCAAATTTCTTGAACTCACGCTTCCAGTTGACCTTTAGAGCTGCCGGACACACGACGAGGACCGGAAAGGTTTCGCCGTATGTTTTTGCCTCCTTGTGCGCCTTGACTACGGAGCAGATGGCCTGTAGGGTATTGTGAGTTACAACGTAGTTGTCGGTGAGATAGAGGTGGTCCGGGGCGGTTACATGGATGCACCTTGATTTCTCACGCCCCACAAGGTCAATCTTCTCTATATATCTTGAGCAATAGTTGCCGCGTTTAATGCGGTATTCTTTTGCCTTGCGCGATGTATAGAAAGGATTGAACTTGGTTACGACGTTGACCTGATATTCCAACGATTTCCCCTCGTCGGTTCTATCGTAGATTCTGATGCGAGCCTGCCCTCCAAGTGACTGAACAAGCTCTACAACATCCTCGCACAACTGGCGATTGCCTGAGTGATATGTGATTCGGTTGCCCTTGATGGAGCCGTCAGTGTCCATCAGGCCTCTCAGCAGTTCCTTCCTTTGTTCAATATCGCCAAAGAGATATTCTTCGGGGATTCTCTTGGAATCCGATTTAACATCAAGTCCGAGCCGTTCTATGTACTCAAGAGCGCGGTTGCGATGCCGGGAATCAGAATTTATCAGAGAGTATCGCGGGCAGTTTGAACATCTGTCCTCGACGAGTTTAAGCATCGGCGGGAGTAAGCTTTCAACCTTGTGATGTACATCAGCGTCAAAATCGGGATTACTTAATACGACGCGGCCATTGCAAAGGTTGCCATCCCCTATTAAAGCACCGATGATATACGGATGAAGATAGACATGCTTGGTGGAATATCGGACTGGCTCGCACATCGGTATTTCCCATCTTAAAACGGGCTTACGACCGCTTGCCTTACGAGAAGGAGACAGATTCCAGGAAAGTCCCTTTTTCAAAAGTTCCTCGGTTGTCATTAGTTTCCATCCCTGACCACGTTTTCTCATGTTGACATCTCGCACACTCCAAAGGTGCTCAAGTCCGCATCTCGCCGTGGCTCCATCGCTGAATGTAAAGAGGTAAACGTCCTTCACGCCTTTCTCATACACTCCGTCGACATGATAGACACCTCCATCACGGCCAAACAAAGCATCTCCCAATTGCAGTTCTCCCATATTTCGCCACCCGTCGGGGGTAGCTATGAGCGCCGAATAAGGCTCCTCTTTGCCAAGACCTGGCTGGTCGCCAAAGATACAGCGCTTATTGTCAAGCGCATAGCGCACTCCCTCCAACTGATAGGGAAATGGGGTGAGCAACATATAATGCTCACCCTCAAATTTCTTCATCGGAGGTATCTCATAGACTATATCGTGGGACTCTGTGCGCCGTGCGATATTGGAGCAGAACCCCTTCTGCACAGCCCATTGAGCGAAAGCCTCGACATACCATCGGGCGTCACGCCCCGGCGGGAACATCCCCGCTTTAGAGATAACCCAGACCTTTTCCGAGTTATCCCAACGGCGGGTGGGTATGCGCTTGACAAGGTCAATCAACGCCGGGTTATAGTCAAAAGAGAGCCTAAACGTGCCGGGAGTTTCGGTGACGTAGATTGGCCTCATCGCTATGCAACATCTTCTGCTGTAACCTCGGCAGGTGCTTCGGGCAATTCGGCGTTATCGGTTATTCCGGCGTTGGCGAACGGATCGTCGGAATTGCCGAAGTCCATTTCCATCTGCCGCACATCCCACTTACGCTCGGTAATATACTGTTCGACTTCGTAGAAAAAAGCATCGATGGCAAATCGGAAATCATCGGCACGAATCCAGCCGCTGTCATCGGCGTTGAGATCGGTGGGCGGCGTGTTGAGGTTGAGAACCTTTGATGTCATCAATGTGCGGCGCCCGGTAAGTGTTGCAATCGGGTTGTTGCCGTTGCCGCCGAGAGATACGCCGGTGACTTCAAGACGCCGGAGCAGTTCGATGTTTTCCGGGCTTTCGGGTGCATTCCAGTCGTACTGGTCGAACTCCTTCTGCTCGGTGAGTTCGGCAAAATACGGCGTCAGTTCTGCAAGGCGGGTTTTGAGGTCTACATGAGCGATGTTTTTGCCCTTGAGCGTTATCTCGTTTTCGTCCTCATCGATGTAGGTAGCCTCGACGGCACCGCCTTTGGTCAGTTTTGCTTTTGTAATTTTTATATCCATAGATTTCGGGGGGTAAAAATATCGGATGGCCAGTGCGGCCACCCGATTATCTTGTTTTGTATTCGTCGATAAATGATTGATAGTGTCTGTCAGCAGGAAGCGGCAATGTGATGCCGAACTCAGTTGCGGCATCTGCCTGCACCTTGTTGAGGAAGTTTGTCATCTGCAAAGTGTTAAGGTCAGTTGTGCTCCCGGTGACTGTGTACCACCTTCGCCCGACAACAACCTCCCTGCTGAGGTACTTGGCTTTGTAATAGTCGTGGAAATCCTCCTTGGGAGTTCCAGTGGCTTCCTCCATGCACTTGTACCACATCCACATCAGGGAGTTTTGCGATACGGTGCGGGGTTCTGTGCGCCTCACGATCTTAACCGTATAGACGCCGTTACGGAGCAGCGAGCATAGATACTCGAATGATTTGTCCATGCTAACCACTCCGTCTCTTTTGGTGAGAATTGCGTCGGACATGGTCAGAATGAATTACCCTGAGTGCCGGGACTTGCGCACCTGCCTGGTGCGGGCGCGGGAGCGTACCCGCCCTGCTGGGGATAGGCCGGAGGTGGATAGGCGGCAGGTGCAGCATAACCTCCCTGCTGGGGATAGGTGGGATAGTTGGCCGGGGGCGCGTACTGCGTCTGCTGCGGGTAGGCATCCTGTTGGCTCTGATATGGAGCGATAGACAGGCCGCGAATCGAATGGAAGATTCTCCCCTGATGTTCGTTGCCTTTGATGAACGCCTCGATGGTGACACGCTGGCCCGGTGCGTAGGCGTCCAGCATCGGCATTTTGTCGCCGGTGAACTCGATTGATACAAAGTTGGGATAGGTATTGCCATCCTTTACGCGAGTATCATCGAGCACAAGTTCGCGCTTGTAGAAAGGTTGTCCTCCGTTTTTCGACGGGATTTCAAGCACCGGTGAAATCGAATGAATCGGGGCGGTTGCAGTTAATTTAATCATTGTCTTTGAGTTTGATGGTGAAACCGCCCTTTTTAGGTTTTCGGGTGGTGTATTGGTTGTAAAGTTCGGAGTGCTCGGCTTTGAAGCGCTTTGAGTCGAAAGTAGTAACCTCACTGTCGGCGGCGATGGTTGCCGAGAATGCACCAAAGTCATACGACTTGATGCCGCCCTCGGTCATGGCCGCTCTCAGCTCTTTTTTCGCCTCCTCTAATTGTGCCTCAATCTCCTTGTACTGCCTGAGCAACGCGGTGAAGCGGTCAATAGCATCGGGGGCGATGATGGGTGCGATTTCGGGTGTCGGCGATGGCGCCGTTGTCGGCGAGGATACGCCGAAGATGGAGGGGTCGTGGTGAAAATACACCGGACCGCCTTCGAAAAGTGACCACTCGGTAGTCAGCAACTCTTTGACTAACTCGGAGGGCTTGCGCTCTATCACCCAAAAGGCCGCCTGCTCTTTGCGAAGCCAGTTACAAGCAAGCCCCTCAACTTTCAGGCCGGGGTTCTCGGCCTCGAACAGCTCGGCATAGATGGAGAGCTGCCACGCCAGATACTCCCTCAGCGCCTCTTCGCCGGAGGTAAAATAGTTAGCGTTGTAATACCCGCAAAGCGGGTAAAGGTCGATATTGTTACTCTTGGTGTCTACGAGCCATATCCCCTCAGTGTCGATGCGCTGCCATACGTTATCAATCTGCGATGCATAGCGCACGTTGTCAGATACGGTCAGTTCGTTGGCCAGCGGGCGGAATCCTCCGGCCGTCAGATGGCGGATATAGTTGCCGAGTTCTTGCGACACATCCCACTCCTCATCAACATATTGCACGTTGCCGCGCTTTTCGCAACCGTAGCGGGTGTGTACCACCTGATTGGTCTGCATGATACCGATTTGGTCATAGGTCTGTATCGCATGGTGAATTGCCGTGCCACGGCTTCCGGCGCGTGGGATGATGAAATCTTTGACGTAATCATCGGCCTCGGGATATACGCCCAGTCCGAGGACCGAGTGTATAAGTCCCGTGATGCCGAGTAGCTTCTTGCCGTCAAGCTGATAGCTGTGGCTATCCTCGTCAAAGATTACCGGGGATTGCTTAAATTTCATAATCATGCGGCCTTAAAGGATTGACGTTTGGCGGCGGCGGCTTTGTAGAATTCGGTGCCATTGGCACAGAGTGCCGGGCATTCACGCGCCCACTTATTCCAGCACTCCATAAACTCGCGCTCGGTGCCGACTGCATTCATCTCGCCGATGGCCTGATTGAGCTGGGCTCCGGTAAAAGCGACGGCTGATGTCGCGGTAGCCGTCCGAGTATACTGCTCGTACTTGCTCTCATTGTGTCCGGTGGCTTCTTTGCCGTACCAGATATCTGCGCCTATGCCAAGCGGTTTCATCGCAATGGAGAGTGCATCGGTGAGTGCCATTTTGTACGCCTCGTCGTTGACATATGGCCCTTTGCTCTCAACGGATACAACGGCAGAGCCGCCAACGCCGGGAATTGCCTCACTCCATTCGCGCGTTTCGGGGTCTCGGACGTAAAGCGAGATGTTGCAAAACACCTTGACGTCCGCGCCGTAGGTCTCAGCCCATTGGCGGTCTATGGTATATTTCCAGCCAAAACCAACAGGACCGAAAATTTCAGTAAGGCGTTTCATCCTCCACATGGGGTTGATGTCGGTCATACCTTTGAGGCGACCGGCGCGGATTTCCTTGAGCGCATCTGTGGGCACGCTCCGGCCCTGATTGTAGAAGCGTAGATTCGCTTCAAGAGCAGATTTTTGCTCTTTTATCTGCTCATCTTGGTTTGTTTTCTCTTTGCTCATGATAGAGGGTTTATTGGTTTGACTTATATATCTCTTATTTATTTGATATACAATAAAGTTAGTGAAATTTGGCGGAGATTGCAATCAGATTGGCCGCCATTTTTACACCTTAACGTTTGCTGACGTTTTGATGTGTTCGGCAGTCTCAGCGAGCGCGGCCATAAACTCGGCGATGTGATCGGCGTACACGACTATCCGCTGGCGCGGCTTGTTCTGTTTTTTGTCTATCTCCGAGATAGACACATACCGATTGCTCTTGCTGTCGGCGTAGACATCCATGTAATACACTCTCGTCTTTGCGCTGACACATTTGGTAAATTCGGGCTTGTCCATTGTGATGATGTTTATTTGATGTGGCGGACGGCACGGGAATCGAACCCGCCCCTCTGCTTCGGTGCACCTCCGCAGCGTTTCCTCCGATGAAACTTACCGTCCAAAAACCGACCGCGCCTCACGGCGAAGCCGGGAAATGAACAATGGAGTATTGTTGTGTAATAATGCCGGGATTGCCCGCCCGGCGCGGGGCTTGAATATGACGGCCACGCCCTCGCGGGTTTTGCCATCTGAACATAGTCTAAGTGAAGCAGAATTGAATCTGGATGAATCCTTATGCCCTCACGGGCATCGAATCAACTCTAAGTCTCAATCGTGGTCTATATCTTTTTCCTGGGCGCCTTTTTGCAGTGGCGCAACACCTGAGCAGCGTTGCAGAACCACTTGCCATTGGGCGACATAGCTTTCTTGTCGGCTTCAATCTCGCCGGTAGCCACAAGGTACTCAAGGCGTTTCTCTCCTCCGACGATTTTTGCGGCTAAGTTCTTGCTGAAACTCACGTCAGCCATAACGGCGAGGAGATTGTTCAGTGCGATTTCGTGCACGTTAACGGTCAACGGCTTTCCCATGGTCGGTCAACTTACGCGTATTGCCTCCGTACGCAGGTTCTCGCGATCGAGTCTCACCTTATAGCGCCATCCCTGCTCATATTCTTTCAGAAGTCCGTTGGCGACTGCCGCACGAACTGATGAATACTGCGAGAATCCGAAATAGCGAGTCTCGCCGACCTCCATGGCGCGAAGTGTAGGTGCTACAGGGCGCCACTGACGTTTCTGTTTTGTGGTTGCTGTCTCTTCCATATGATTTAGTTGTTTATTTGCTTGTTGATAGGAGCGGCAGGCGGATTCGAACCGCCATCCTCCCGGGTCAACCGGGCGCTCTGCCATTGAGCTATGCAGCTCGGACGGCGGATAATTCGCCGATTTTCATTATATTTGCGGTGACCATTTAAAATATAATGAATATGAGATGTATCAGAACCGAGTCTCCGCAACCCGAAAAATGGGAAGTGGAGGACGTCATGGCTTACTTGGGCTGTGATGAAACCAAAGCAAACGAGATTATGGAAAATTGCAGAAAAGCAAACGGCATCCAGGGCTACGGCCCAATCGAGAAACATCTAATCCTCGACTTCATCAACGAGAAGCAGAGGGCCGAGCGTGAACGCGAAGCGCGTCACAACGCCGACCTTGCAACCGTCCGTCAACTCACCGCCCTTGAAGAGCAGGTGAAGATTCTCCGCGAGATGTGTAAATCATCGTCGGAGGATGCCCGTCGGGCACGTACCCAGGCGCTTGTCGCCAACTTCATTTCCGGAATCGCAACGGCCATTTCGATTGTGGCTCTGATTCTGAAATTCGTTTAATACTCCGTCCATTTGCCACGGGTGGACTTGTCTCTTCCCGCCGGCCGCTTTCCTTTTCGGCTTCAATAAGCGCGGCCGGATATTCTTATCGCGGTAGCTGCCCGTTTTCAATGTGGCGTTCAACTTTATCGGGCCTACTTGCCTGCATCTTTCACAGCATCCGCTCATCGCCGACTGCTCCCGCGGTCACCCGTCAGGCCATTGTCGGCGGAAATCCCAACATGTCAAGGTACTCTTCTCTGGGTGGGAGGCGCCGGAGTCGAACCGGCGTGGCAACTTTCATCAATTAATCGCTCTAACCCAAAACACAATCGCTACGGCCTTTCCTTATCGTAGCTTTTCCTCCCATGTGCATCCGCGTCGTGGAAAGGAGATTGCTTACAACCCTTATGCCTCCGCGGATGCGTGAAATGAAAAATCAAATTAACAAGTATTTTGCATGTGGAATTTTACCGCTTTGCGGATGGCGTCCTCACGGATTGGCCGAAATTCTGAATATCTTTCATCATCTGTCCCCTTTCCCGAGATAGCAGGGATTGGGCGCCGACAGGCCGCGAATCATATCATAGCGGATGCGGACGGCTATCATGTGCAGGATGCGTTCAATTGTTTTCATTTCGGTAGGTTGTTAGGCGGTTTGGTTGGTTTGGTTGGTTTGACTTTTGGCGATAGATTCGGGAAGCATGCCGTCGAGCAGCAGCGCGATGGCTCTTATTTGATGATGGACCCGGTCGAGTCCGCGGCCCTGCTCCTCGATTAGGCCGTTGCGTTCAATGAGCTCGGCCTCGATGCGGTTGTTGCGGTCAGTGAGAGTGTTGATGGTGTCGCGATATTTGTCAGCCTCCTGACGGTGGTCGTATGATTCCACGACCGACTCACGGATTACGTTGCGCAGGGTGGAGCGCAGACGCTCACGGTCGGCGTCGGCATCGTCAGCCACAGCTGTTGCGGTCAGATATGAGACCTGGGCCATATCCTCGACCGCAAGCGACAGACGCGCTTTGGCGATGGTCTCTCCGATGAATGGGATAACTTTACTATCCTCCGGCGCTTCGACGATGATAGTGCGGGTTTCCGGACGAATGGTTACTACGGCATCGAGGTCGTAGACGTGCTCTCTCAGCGTGGCGAACGAATACTCGTCAGCCGCTTTGTAGCGAAACGTCTTGGTGGGTTTCTTTTTTTCTGCCAT